TTAACACAATTTAAATCTTCCTCAAAGTTAATCCAATCTCGGCAGCCTGAGACGGGGCAAGATACTTTAAGTTCACAACATTTTTTAGCGCATTCGGTCATAAGTCTGGGTGTTCCTGTGCAATGACATCAAAGATGTCTTCTAATTCCCCCTCGTTGATTCCAAACATCGACGAGAGTTCTTTTCCTTTTTGTTTTAGCTTATCTGATTTGGTATGTCTCTTTGAAGACTTTACTTTGCTGTTTCGCAGCTTCCATTCGTCAAACCATGCCATAAATTGGGTGTCTTCTTCCAAAAACGCTTTTATAATACCTCGTAAAAAACCTGCTTGGGTCATGCCGTGGTAATGAAGACGAATCTTTAACTCTACCTTATGTGATTCAGGTATGTAAGTTTGGATCTTCTCACCTTTTTCCTCCCACTGCTTTTTGGGCACTAGTATCTCCACATAATGTGCGTATTACTCTCGGAAAGTCCTGAAGCAGTCTGGCGAATGAATCGCGCGTTCTCGCGAAGCTCTTGGAGGTTGCGAGCACCTGAATAGGAAAGTCCACTGCGGATTCCGTTTTCAAGACCCTCTAATACGGGGAAGACAGCACCCTTATATGGAATCACTGTTGCAACACCTTCAAGGGAAGAGGTCTTGCCTCGCCAATCCATCTGTGCGTCTTTGCTTGCCATTCCACGATAAGATTTATATGTCTCGCCGCCCTTGTGAATCACATCGCCAGGTGCCTCTGTTGTGCCAGCCAGCAGAGAGCCAACCATTACAAAATCGGCTCCTGCGGCGAGAGCTTTAACCATATCGCCAGATGTCTTAATTCCACCGTCAGCAATAATCTTAAGATCGGGAAACTTTTCTTTTGTTCGCACACATTCAATAACGGAGGCAAGGGTTGGCATTCCGTGTCCGGTCTGAATGCGGGTGGAGCAAATTGACCCGCCGCCGATGCCTACGCGGAGGCTATCCACGCCAATCTGTGCAAGTGTCAAAGCACCAGTATAGGTGGCGATATTTCCAGCCATTATATGCACTTTATGACCGAATTTATCAACAATATTATGAGCACCAACATGCATCAAAATATGATCTCCGTGAGCTACATCCAAACAGAGCACACTAACTCCGGCTTCGACAAGGGCACCAGCGCGTTCGATATAATCCCCTGTAATACCGATAGCAGCACCAACATTTTTTAATCCATCCTCCGATGCCTTGGAAACAATCTCTGTTTGTTTCTCAATTGTATTATAGCGATGTACAATACCAAGCGCACCGAATTCAGCCAATCTCGCTGCCATAAGACCGCCGCACACAGTATCCATAGGGGCTGAGACAATCGGGACACGAAGCTCTAAGCCCTCTGATAATTCTGCATTTAGCGTAACCTCTCTCCGCGATTTAATGTTGCTATACTGAGGTGTCAGCAAAACGTCGTCAAATGTGAGGTGTGTTTCAAGGTTCATCTTTCCCTTCCGTGGTTTTAAGGAAATTGCTTATAACTTCTTGTGCTGTGTTCCAACAATGTGGGCAATAAAGCCGAACGGGGTTTTCCTCGTCCTCTTTACGAACAACAACGTTCCAAGTTGTTGCCATCTCTTTATTTTTCTTATCATATGGGATCTCGCAGGCAGTGCATTCTTCGGGTAGTTTACCGAACATGGCGACTTGTGCCGCTAAGTCCTCATTTCCGTCTTTTCGGATTTGTGCATCTCTTGCACGTCGTTGTTTTCTATTCATTATTTGTCCTTTTGACGATTAATATCTCATGAGATTCTTTTTTCATGATTTCATGGCGTTGAGTTTTTAACAGCGCTATTTGTTTTTTATTCTGTACAGGCTGCAACTCAAGCTCATCAATTTGAGTTGTAAGTTCGTCTACTTTATTAAGCTCTTCTTCGCTTGTTCTCTCTTCTCTATTTTTACCAATTCTGGTCTCTCCAATGTCCATTGAATAATGCCATTGTGGAAAGAAGTGGTCAAAATCAGAATAAAAGTCTCTAATTGTTTCACAGTTGTTGTAAGAAAGTACAAAGTCGCCATCGTGAGATAGCAATAAATCTCTCAGCAGTTCATGATCAAAACCCTGGTGATGTACGGGAATGTTTTTCATTGGATAAATGCCGCCAAGCATCTTATTGTCTTCACTTTTTTTAGTATAGTATGGCGGATCTAAATATAAAAAAACACCTTTATTTTCAGTTATTGTTTTTTCAAATGACTGGTGCAATACAGAGAGGTTTGGGCAACTAAATTCTTTAATTTTATTAATTGTTTTAGCCCACTTCGCCTCGTCCATGTAGATCTTTGATGGCCATCCAAGAAAGCCAGGACCATAAGAGGTGTTGTGATTAAAATAGTAGTAAGCAGCCAGTTTAACCTCTGGAAGCAAAACTTGCTGCCTTTTGTAAAAGTCGGTTTTCCAGTGTGCCAACATATCTTGGGTCTCTGGAGAACAGACTAATAGCTCTTTCACAAGTTTATACACTTCCTGAGTTGGCTGTATTTTTTCTAACTCAGAAGCAAGGGCTTCGTTGTTATCAAGAAGCTGGTGCCAAAAGTTAACAAGCATACCAAATGTATCGGCACCTACGACCTTCTTGCCCTCTGAAGCCCAGTAAACCTCTAATGATCCTCCGCCAATAAACGGAGAAACAATGGTGTCATATGACTCAACAAAGGGCGTGATCTTCTTGATAGCCCGTGACTTGCCACCAGCGTATCTTAATACCGTCTTCATGCAATAACGTGCCTCAAGTTTTTCTGCAAGAGGTCAATAAATTCTTTACCCTTCTTACCGCCATGTGCCCCAAGCACAAACTGCCTTGCTTTACGACGATATTCATAAGTCAGATACTGCTTGCCCTGGATATCTCCTTTTAAACGACCAGTTGGTAGCAGTCGCCACTCACACTCTTTGATAATAAAATCATTAACATCATCCATATTAAAAAAGATGTGCGGTCCATCACCTGTATCATCGTAAGAATAAGCCAGAATATCACCTTTTTTCAGATATTTATCCCAAAAGTCTTTTTGACGAAGAGATTCTTCCTGTTGTGAAAAAGGAATTCCATGCTTTACACAAGTTGCCTTTCTGTTTTTTATGTTCGCCTTGAAGGTGATGTAGCTGTTCTTATCGGTTAATTCCGGCAAGTTGCCGAGATGAATCTGAATAGTATTGCCACCCTTCAAAGAAACTTCTCTGGAATTTGTTCCAATTGTTTCTTGCAAGGTTTCCAGAATTTCATGACCCTCGCTAATCTCACAATCGGCGGACGCACCAGAATGATTGATTGATGCGTTGGGATCTCCGTATCTTTTATTAAACTCTTGTTCGCGTTTATGTCCTTGCCTCTTTTTTTGACTTGCTTGCTGTGAACTCATGGCATGATTACTCATCTGTACTCCCCAAGGCTCCATCGCCTCTTTCGCTAATTGTAATAGGATACCAACCATAAAGGTCTGGATTCGTGGTCTCAAGAGCACGGAATGAAACGACTGGTGTCATGACAACCTGTGCAATCTTAGTGTGCGGCTCAACAATCTGTGGTTCAGTCCCAATGTTGTGGAGGTTGACGAAAACCTCTCCATCATATCCCGAATCCACGACACAAGCGCCAACGATAAGCGAACGCTTTGATGCCACACTGGAGCGGTTTTTAACCTCCAGCATATAGCCGTGGGGGACACCAAACTTAAGCCCAGTGGACAGAATGACACTCTGTCCTGGCTCAATGGTAATTGCTTCCTGTTCCTTTGGTGAAAAATAAACATCCAGCCCCGCATCGCTTGGATTCCCTCGTGTTGGAGGGTGCGAATTAAAGTGGGTTCTGTGATATTCAATAATCACTTCTCACCTCGCAAGAAGTTAAACATCTCAACAAGCTCGTCGATATCTTGATCTGCCTTGAGCATGCGGTAAGCCTTTACTGCGATAGAAATCTCATCTCCCGACAGCCAGCCCTGTTCCTTAAACTCTGCCTTGAGTTCACGCCTTTGTTCTGCGTATGGCTCGATAGCATCCTCAATCGCCCTGAGTGAGCGAATGTATTCAAGCACCTTTTGACGCTTTGCTTCTTCTTCTTGATTTAGTCGTGCTTCCACAACAACATCGTTACTTACAAGTGATAAGTCCATTACATTCTCCTAATTAATGTTTTACTATTATAACTGAGGTATTTTTAATTGTCAAGACAATAATCTAAAATTATGTCGTAAAGATCTCGTGCTAAAACCCCATGTTGGGTGATAGTCAAGCTTCGCCATATACGGGCGGTTAAGATAGAGGATATCAAGCTTAGAGTTCACGCCCCAGCACTTAATGTTTGATGTAGTGCCGGTGTCGTCGATAACCTCAACAACCCAGTATTCTTTGTTATTCTTTGTTTTCCTCGGGACAATCTTACGAGGGATAAACCAAGTCACCTTCAAATCAGGGTCAAACTCACCAATTGGAGGAATCATGTTTTGATATAATTTATCCATGATACTTTGATTCATAACTTCTGACATTGGAAACACACCTGTGAGTTCAACGGTGTATTGAATGATATCTTCCTCTTCGAAGTCGCCTTCTGGACGATACACCTCAATGTTTTCTTCGAATTTCTTTAGTTTGCGAGGTCGGTCAACAGCGACGGCAGACCAGAAGTGCTTAAGCCCGCTAAAGCGGTTATCTACAAGCCCATTCATTGCCCCTGAGCGAACAAGAACATCAAGTGCCTTCTTGTTAAGCTTAGAGTAAACCATGTTTTCATTGAAGATGAAGTCCTCAACTTTATTAAATGGGCGGTTGCCTAAGATTTGCTGGATAGCTGCCTCGCCAAGTCCCTTGATAGAGGTTAGGGGCTGAATGAGTGTCTTGCCATCTTCGGAGATTTCCCAAACACGACCAGAAGTATTCACATCCAACTTTTTAATATTGAAACCAAAGCCTTTGGCAATATTAATTGCTTTCTCTTTTCTACTCTCGGGCTCTTTGTCCAAGAATGCTGCCATCCACTCTGCGGGATAGTGATGAGCCAACCAAGCGCACTGATATGACAGCATAGAATAAGAAACAGCGTGTGACTTATTAAAGCCGTAGCCTGAGAAATATTCAAACTTATCCCAAATGCCTTGAGCGATATTTTGACCAATGCCCTTTTCAACACATCCAGCAATAAACTTGGAGTGAATCTTCATTTTGGCTTCGTGCCCTTTGCCTGTTCCCTTCTTAGTAAGGAGCTTGCGGAGCTTGTTACCCTCGTCCAAAGACAGATCCTTGCCGAGTTTGTGGGCGAGGATAGCGATCTGCTCCTGAAAGATAAGAAAGCCGTATGTTTCCTCGGTTACCTCTTGAATGAGAGGGTGGTCGTACTTGATATATTGTGGGTGCTGTTTCGCCTCCACATATTGGTCATCAACCTTTGCAGAGAGTGGACCAGGGCGAAAGATGGAAGTAATGGCAGAAATATCCACAATGCTGGTGGGTTTTGCTCGCTGACAGAAGCCCTGAGCGCCCCTCTCTGTAAACTGAAAAATACCAGCCCAATTGCCCTTGTGGAAGATGTTGCTGTAAACTTCCTGATTCTCCAAATTAATAGAGTCTGGGTGCAGATTCTTATTATAATAATCCTTCACATCGTTAAAAGTTGGCTCTGGATTATTATGGTGTCGCTTGAGAACATGACGGATTGCTCCATCAAGCATTGCAAGCGTGGAAAGCCCAAGGATATCGAACTTAATAAAACCCATCGGCTCAAGGTGGCGAACATTTTGACCCTCTGCCCAAGGCGTCTGACGGACACCTTTGGAGTTGATCAAGGGCATCCAATTATCAAGGTTTTCTCCGACCACCACGCCGCCTGCGTGACGGGAACAAGAACGCACCTGACCATATAACATATCGATATGATTAGCGATATTGGTATATTTGCTCAAGAACGCTTGTAGGGTTGGAGAGTATTCTTTTGTCTCCTCAAACGTGGGTGTGTACACACCTGCTTTAATGCCGTGTGCCTTCTTGGCGGCTGGTGTTGCCTCTAAAAGCATCTTGCCTGTGACCTCGTTCACTTCCTTGAACGGGATGCCGTAAAACTTGGAAATATCCTTAATAAGAGATCGCAACTGAAGAGTGTTCCAGTTAGAGATTGGAACAACTGTAGTGTCGCCCCATTCCTTAATCAACCGCTCTTTCAGGTCCATCGGTGCTGCTACATCGTAGTCAATATCTGGATAGTCAGTAGCATCAGAACGAAGAAAGCGGGAGAACAGAAGACCATACTTAATTGGGTCAATCTGAGTGATTCCAAGGGCATACGCCACAAGTGAGCCTGCGGCAGAACCACGACCTGGACCTGTGAGCATGCAATCGTTTGCTCGGTCGGCAATTGCTTTCATTGTTAAGAAATATTTTGAGAAACCTCGATCATCAATAACACTTAGCTCGCGGCGGAGGCGATCAGAATATTCCCTGTTATTATGGAGCCCCTGTTGGCGCAAGCCTTCGAGAGACATATTAACCAGCGCTTGGGTCGCAGTATATCCAGCAGGAACAACAAAATCAGGAAGACGAACCTTGTTATCGGGTAAAAAGTCTTCGATTCGTTGATGGGCGATTTCGTGAGTGTGGGTGATGGACTCCATAACAATGTCGTCATCATATTCTACGCCGCATTCTTCTGAATACTTCTTATAAGACTCCCACATTTGGTCGCCGTTCTTTGGGTAAAGTTCATACCCGATCTCATCTACGCCAATTGGAAGTTCGGTGCTCTCGTAAGATGGAGCAGCCTTACCAAGCCAACCAAGGCGTTTATAAAGCTCGCGGTCTTTCCAAGCATCTTTACTTGGATAGTGGCTATCAGCCGTAGAGATTAGCTTAATACCAAACTCTTTATGCATCTGAATGATGAATTTATTAATAGTATGCTGCTCTGGAACATTATTCCATTGCAACTCGCCATACCACCGATCTCCAAAGATAGACATCATCTTGCGAGTCGTTTCACGCATAGCCTGAAGGACTGCCTCATCACCAGCTTCGCGGTTTTCCCAGTAATTACCAGAATACACGCCGCCGAGGCAAGCTGAAGCAGCGATAACTCCCTCCCCATACTTCGCAAGGAGATCATAGTCCATGCGAGGATAACGATAGAAGTTTTCGCTCTTGTAGCTCTCAGAAATCAACTTAAAGATATTCTGAAGTCCTGTTTGATTTTGTGCGAGGAGGATAAGATGACGGCGACGGCGCAACACATCTTGGACTTTCTTACTGGAATTCTCGTCTTCTACAGTGGCACCGCTCAACTCCGAACCTAGAGTTTTGGCACGCTTCTTGTCCTCAAGGGCTTTCTCATACTCTTTACGCCAATCAGAGATAGACGGAATAAAATATGCTTCCGTTCCGAAGATGGGCTTAAAGTTCTTGCCCTCTTCTTTCATCTTTTTGGCATGGAGCACCTGATGAGAAAGACCATTGGCGTTTCCGTGATCGGTCAATGCCAATGCATCACCACCATTTTCATAACAAAAGTCCATGTGGTCTGGGGGATACCCAAGTGCGTCAAATAACGAACCTGCCACGCTATGTGCGTGCAGTCCTACAAATGGAATTTCACTTTTTATTCGGTCGTTCATCTTACCCTCCTCTAATTTTTACAGTGCGCGTGTGAATACGCTATCAATCTCGGTCAAAATCTTAGTTCGTGTCTGTGGATCTAAGTCCAGCACTTCTGTGACACGATATCGCATTTGACCAAGGACACTCCCAAAATGTCGTGTCTTTGCACGCTCTGTATCAAGTTCCTGTTGTAACGAATCAATCTGATTCTGTAGATCCGTCGTTGTGTTCGGTTTCACCGATGTTGTCTTTGTTGGCATTTTCTACTCCTAAACCATTCCATTCATGGTATTTTAATAAGCCTTTATAAGGACGTTGTATTGTCTTTGATTCTTCAGATGCAAAATAGCCGGTATAGCCATCCCAACTTGACAAGTCGTGATACCACTCCAACTCTTTTGTATTTGACTCTAATATTATAACAGGTTTAAATACTTTGTCAAGAGAAAAATGACGTGCAGACCATCTTTTTTCAAATGGTAGTCTTTCTGTAGGTATTTCGTTGTTGCTGTCCTTCCATTCTCTCGTTCCCTCTTTCCTAATCACTTGCCTGCTTTTAATAAAATCTTCGGGTCCGAATGTGAACCCCATGTATTCGCCGTCTTTCAATGTTTTACCATTATAACAGAAAAAGAAGTTATTGTCACTAGAAATTAATTTTCTATGAACCCTCGGTGCGTTTTCTGGGTAAATACTAAGCGGAAAAGAAACATAGTATCTATCTGGCGTGACCCATACACTCATTTGTTTACTGATCCAATATGCGGTGTTTGCCCCATGGAGGATACTCCAAGCATAGCAGTCAACCCGATCACGATCTTTTGGATGAACTGGGACATAATAAATTGGTATCTGTTTTCTCTCTTCTTCCGGGTTTAAAGACAGAGTTCTGCCATACCAAATAGGGTCTTGCACCATTTCACCTAATCTGTGGCGAATAAGTGGCTGGACATCTTCATTACAAACAATCCAAATCGTCTCACAGCCTGCATAAGCACATTCCATCACGCTTCTCTCCAAGGCAGTATAGTTTTCTGCGATGGGCATTAACACATTGTCCCACTGAAACCCAAAATCGTGCTTGTGCCCCGCTACAGGAATAATTCCTGCCAAATGAAACGATGTTAATTTGACGGTTGGTTTCGGTTCCATTAAAATGTGTTCAAAAGCTTGGTTGGGTAAGAATTGATTTTTATGGCGCTCTTTGACATAATCTGCTCTGGAGCGTCATAACAAAAGTTAATCTTTTTGGTGTTTCGATATTTCGACATCGGAGGTGGCACAATCTCACGTTTTACAAAAGTTATTTTTGGAGATAGCCACTTGAAGGGCTCTTGTGACCTTTCTGGATAGTTTGGATTTTTGCCGTTTTTTGGACCCCGAATTCCAGCCTCTTTCATGCACTTTAGTACCTTAAAACGAGCATATGTATCAGAGTTTTGGTATTCGTACTTTGCCTCGTCTGATGTTAGGCGAGATATTGCCACTAAATCCTTGAATTGTTGATTTACGTCAGGTCGCTTTGACTCGTACAAAAAAATCTGGTTTATAAAATCGCCCTCAGTCTGAATATAGTCCAATTTGGTACCAGATCCCTGATTAATCTCAAACCAGTCTAAAACCTGTGTTTTTTGATTTTTATTATCTTTTAAAATACTCGATAATCCCGATATCTTTGTGTCATCAAACACGATAAGCTCATCATATTCGACTTTATAAACTCTATTGTGCTCTGTAATAATTTTCAAGTGTTTTTTATCAATATGGACCGATTTTGCTAAATTTGAAAACGGCACAAGTCCAGACAGGGACAGCAAGACCATGATTTTCTCATATACTTGCCGTTTTGAAGGTCCAAACACAGCAACCCCTTCGTCAGACATTTTCAAGTCATAACGCAGGGGCTCTATTTTTAGTAAACTAAGATCGGTATTGGGTTTAAAAAACTCAAATGGGTGGATTTTACGCCTTTCAACATAAATCATTGGTATTTCGTTGTAAAAACAATAAAGTGCCGAACTTAGTGAACACCCAAGAGCTATTTTTCCGTATCGGAACATTTAGTTTCTCTGTTCTCTTCTTTCTTCTCGGTTTTCTGTTCTACTGATCCCGAAATCTGTTCTTTTTCTTTTTTGAGGGGTCGGTCATAAGTCATGAAAAATTCACGATAGTGGTGCGCCAATTGTTTACTCCGTGACTTGTGCAATTACATAGTTGTCTAAGATGAGGTGGTGCTTTTCTCCATTGTGCTCCACTTCTTCAATCATCGCACGATCCACAAGGATACGACTTCCAGTCGGAAGATTATCAAAGCGGCAATCTTCGGCTGTATTGTGAACAATGGCAGTGCAGTATTTACCCTCTACCTTTGTATAGTCTTCAGGGAGCAGAATTGTTGATTGTTCTTTCTTTTTCTCCCTCTCAATAAACTCTGGTGTGATTAAAATGTGCCTGTTGAATGGCTGTAGCATAGTTTTTCCTTTTTTGTCGTACATGTTACGATGGATTGTCATTTTCTCGTTTTTTTAATTATCCGCATTTTGCGAAGCCGCACTCACGGCAAGTTAAGCAACCCTCAATGTAAATGAGCCCATCTACACCACATTCAGTGCAGATTTTATCGCTCCCTTCGGATCCATCAATAATATAATTTTTAAGAACTCTCGCAACACACTTGGCGAATGAGAACATATCGCTGTCTCGGTCTTTCTGCATTTGTTCAACAACATATTGAATGTTTGCTCCATGTCGTAGCGAAAGTGAGATAAGGCGAGTAAAAGCTGCGTAGTTTGGATTGTCAAAGACTTTGACAAGATCCTTTACAACAATTGTATCACCATTCTTACCAACACGCAAGTCATAAACAGAATTCTTTGTTTTTCGAGGGTGTTTTACAAGAATACCTTCAGTATGCTTCGCGGGGATCTCAATTAAGTTTGACAGACCCCCCATAACTTCGTAAGGCTTGCCGTCAAGCATGCCCACTAAAATAATCCACTTCTCTCCCTGAATAGTTGTGTGGTGGATACTACAGGGTAATTCTGAAGGGCGTTTTACTGCCTGGTGTTGTGGGAAAGATTCTTTGTTTTCCTCAGTGTTTGTAATAAGGACGCCGGTTCGTGAGCCATCAACATAAACAGTGATACCCTTTAATCCAAGTTTCCAGCCAAGTTGATAAAGACGAGAAACGACCTCTGGATCGGTGCCCTTGGGAAGATTAATTGTTGAGCTAATTGAGTGGTCAATATGCTTCTGAATTGCTGCCTGAATTTTTACTCGGTTTTCCCAGTCAATAGCGTCGGATTCCGTGAAAAAATCAGGAATCTCGTCGGTATTGTTGGCGTCAAGATAGTCCCGAACATTATGGTGAAAAACTTCATACTCAGTCCACTTATCGCCCAAATCATCAACGAAATCAGCTTGCATGTCGGTCTCGTTGTGAGAGAGCTTACGACGGCGAGTATAAGAGTTTCGGAAAACAGGCTCAATACCAGATGAAGTCTGAGAAAGAATAGAAACAGAGCCGGTTGGCGCATTGGTCAAGATTGAGATGTTCCGTCTTCCATGCTGGGCGATGAGCGCTTGCAGTTCCGGTGGTAGAGATTGGATAAAGGCATTATTCTTTTCTTTTTCCCAATTAAATACTGGGAAAGCACCTCGCTCCTCGGATAAGCGGACGCTCTCTGTATAAGCGGCGATTTTAAAAGTTTCATAGATTTTATCAATTACTGACATCGCCTCTTTAGAGTCATAAGCTAAGTTAAGACATGCCAAAGCATCTGCCAAGCCATGTGTACCTAAACCAGTTCGTCTTCCATTAACACAGGCAGTCTTCAGTTCCTCCCAAAGCTCGACTTCATCGGAGGTGTCACAGGCTTTAATAATATTGTCAAGCTTTTCTATTTCAAGTTCCACTAAGTCATCAGATAGTCTCATAGCCTTAGCAACAGTTTCCGAAAATCTGGAAAAATTGAACTCCGTATTTTTTTGGAACTTTCGATCTACAAAACTTTTTAGATTCACGGAAATCAATCGACACGAATCGTAAGCCGAGAGCGGAATCTCCCCACAAGGGTTGGTGCATACTGTTTTAAAACCTACATCGGCATACGCCTCGGCTGGGAGGTACTTTTCAATGTTGCCCCACATCAACAATCCAGGTTCTGCCGTCTTTGTGGCAGATTCTACGATTTGTTGCCAGAGGGCGGCGGCGCTTACCTCTCTCGTGTACTTCGGGGTTTTTGAGCCAACAGGAAACCGGAGAGTAAACGACTCATTGTTCTCAACCGCTTCCATGAAGTCATCACTAATTTTAACAGAAACATTTGCTCCTGTAACTTTTGTCAGATCGTGTTTCATCGTGACAAATTTCTCGATATCTGGATGGCGAATGTCCATGGAGATCATGAGCGCACCTCGGCGTCCATTTTGACCAATCATGCGGCAGATATATGAGTATAAGTCAGCAAACGACCAAGCACCTGTAGTGGTGCCTGCGGAGTTGTTAACAGGGGTGCCCTCGGGACGGAGTTGGCTGATATCAAGTCCGACGCCACATCGCCTTTTGAATAAATTAGCGAGATTCTTAGAGGAATCAATAATTGCGGAAATATTGTCATCCGGTGAGGCGACAACGACGCAGTTGGAAAGCGACACGTTGACATGATTATTACCGATACCCATCATAGGCGAACCTTGAGGTACAATATATTCAAAATTCTTAATTAAATCAAACACTTGTTCCTCAGACAAAGCACTTTTGCCACCAAACTTTGTTTCAATACGGGCAAACTCGGATGCGATGCGGTGATGCATATCATCTGGCGTTTCCTCTAAAACCTTTCCACTCTGATCTTTCAAAGCATATTTTGTTAGCCATACATTTGATGCTAATTCATCACCACCGAAGTAGTCTTTTAACTTTCCCAATTTATTTCCCATCCTTGAATTGTTTATATCTTTCTTTTAATTTTTCCGACTGCTGTTTCGCGGCATTAACTTGAATTTCACCGATTGTTTCACCTGTCGAAGGCAGCACATCAATCTTAACTCTGCTGAGATCCATTTTGGCTGGATAAACAAGCCCGTCTGGACCGAATCTGTTCTTGGCAACGAATAGCCGCCCTGTATTATTGTTCTTATCGTCAATTGTTCTGGATACTGAACAAATAAAGTCAGCAACAAAACATTTGCTGTATGCCTCGGAGATTGCCTCCAGGGTTACAACTTCTGCATTTAGACCTGAACGATTAGTTTGAGATGCAGTCCAGACTGGGCATTTATTTTCTTGTGCTGTTGCTCGTAATTCTTCATAAATAGATTCCAAGTCGTGCCTCTTTTCTCTCGTAACGGTAACAGGTCTCAATAAGTCTCCATAGTCTACCAGAATCATGTCAACTTTTATATCTCTTTGTTTAAGTTTTTCCAGATGATTTTTAATTGTCTGGGTGCTGGCAGATTTTGTTGGGTACTCTTTAATAATTAGACGCCCAGGTACTTCCTGTACCTTTTCGTAAATCATTTCTTTAAAAGAATGCATCTCGGAAAGGGAGACACCCGTAATACAGCTATCATAGCGAATGCCAATACTGGTATCTTGAAGCTCAAGTGTGTAATGTACAACCGTCTTTCCTTGTAAAAGCGCCTGTGCTCCAAGATGCACAAGTACCATAGACTTGCCAGCACCTGTTGGTGCAATCACAACACCAAGCTCACCATTTCCAATACCGCCTCGACAAAGTTGATCAACTTCATCCCAGCCCGTGCTAATTGGGTCGCGTGCTTTAATTTCAAATCGTCTTTCAAAATCTGCTACATAATCATATCCAAAATCTGAATCACTGCCGAGCTTAACAGCATCGGTTATGACTTTTGCAACCTCATCATATGATGAACTTTTCAGCAAACCCACGGACTTAATCATAGCCTCTTTTAGCGTTTGTTTCCGACAAAAGTCAAGCGATGTTTTCTTGATGAAGTCTTCATCTCTTACTTCAGTGTTATAAATTCGTGAAAAATAATCTCGGGTCTGTTTCTTTACTGCATCTGTTTCTTCTTCTATCCCAGTACGAAAAATCGTCAAAAGAATCTTAGCAGTTGGGTGGACATTATATTCCTTTTTATAATCAAAAATCTTGCCGACGAATACTTGCAAGTATTTTAGTTCAAAATAGTCCGTCTCCAATACCTCTTGGATCTGGTCTGAAAAAGCCCTATCTTGTAGTATAAGGGCAGCAAGACCCTCTTGAAAAGACTTGCCGTATTTGCTAAAACTAGTTTGTTCTTGCGAGTTCAAATGTACACCTGAATATTATATTACATAGGTATTATAACACAACTGAGTGGTGTGTCAAATAAATAATTATTTATCTTCGTTCCACTCTTCTATGAAGGACTCGCCCGTAATTTCTTCAAGCTTACGAATCATCTTCTCCATATTAACACGAAACACCTTGCCGGTTTTAGTATTTTTTGAAAAATATTCCCATTCACCTTGACTATTATGTGGTGAAATCTTGGTCACGTTTCCTGCTTCATCCCTAACAAACAACTCGGCGTCACCAAAGAGCCCATCATTTTTGGCGTAGATGTGAGCGTAACCATCCAGTGTTGATGGATCACTGCCTTGTTTTAATGCTATTGTGTTTTCGATGTGAGCACTACCAGTTATCATGACCTCGCCTGTAACATCCAATGCTCCATTTGCTGTCGTTGAGCCGTGTGGTTGATTAATGCCGACTCTTTGGCTGGAGCCATATATTCTTAAGGTGTTTTGATTGTTAGTTCTTAATATTAAATCTTTCGCGTTCTCGTTTTCAATAAAAAAATGCTCTGCGCTATTAATTTGCATTGCAGCAGCAGCGTTTCCATCTTTAAGAAAAACAATTTCTTTGAGATTGTCGGCATCACGGGTGTGTAATGTTATTAGCGATTGACCAGAGCCTGTGACCTGAAGTGAGCCAGTTATAAAATTAGTTCCAACAACCTTAAGATTACCGCCAACATGAAGTGCTTCGTCTGGGGCGGCAACCCCACCAATTCCCACTCTAGCAGTAGAAGCATCGCATCTCATTATCGGATCATTACTATTATTATTACTATTAACAACAAAGTCAATATTATTGTTTCCATTATTGATTGTAACCTGATGAGGGGCGGAATCTTTCTTATGCATTCCAACCATGCCCATCCCACCAACCTTAAATCTTATCCTATCGTCAGTAAAATTGAGCCATGTGTTGGCATCCCCGTTGTGGTAAATATATTGATTAACACCGATATTGCCAGCTACCTGTAAGTGATATTCTGGGGTCGTGGTGCCAATTCCGACCCTTGAGCCAGACAAAACCATACTTGTAGAACCATCGGTGTCAAATCCAATATAGTTTTCCTCAAAGTCAAGCCCGGTGTCTGAGTCAGACTCAAACTTAATGTCTCCGAACTCTCGCTCGTCTCTTGAAAATTTATAAGCCATTGAAAGCCCTCCAACATAAATAGTCTATAAAAAAAAGGATGCCCCCCACAAGGAGGGGCACCCAGGAATATCCAAATAAAATTGAATAAGAGTATGGTTTAGACGATACCCCAGTTGTTAGCAACAAGGTATACGAAACTCGCAGCAGCGTAGTCAGACTCAAGTTCGACAGAGGTAAGTCCGTCAATTGTGTGTGAACCAGCGCGTGCGACTGTAAGCGCTTCGCCGTCAGCCAAGTTACCAGCCTTGACAATAACAACATCACCAACGGTTGGTGAAGCAGGAAGTGTCACGGACTTGGAAGCAGAACCAGTCATATAGTTGTAACCTTCGACCAAGGCAGTGGTGTTAACAGCGCCGTCAGTACGGATACTGGTAACGGTTCCTGCTTGTGTAGAAAGAACACCAGCGGTAGCAGTAAGACCGCCGCCAGCGATTCCAGACACAAGGTCAGCAATGCTTTCTTTCTTAGAAAGGTTAGAGTCGTTAGCGTCAACAATAGCGATACTATCGTTAGCAACGTCAACAGCAGCAGCAGTCAACTCGTTGAGATCAAGAGCAAACTTGTTAGAACCATTTTTGAGACCATCACCAGCAAGACCGGAAACGACATCAGCAACAGACTCTTTCTTCATCAAGTTATCATCAGCATCCAAGATGTAGAAGAAGTCAGCACCTTCAGCGATTGTTGCAGCAGCAACACCATCGAGGCGAACTGTACCAGCAGCGAGAAGATTACCAGAACCAGAAAGTCCAGCAGCAGTAATATTCGAGCTAGCATCAATAAAGTCCTCATTGTTGATCGAGAAAGAGTGAGCATTAACAGCAAGAGCGTCGAGTTCTCCAGAGGAAGAAAGCTCACCAGCAATTTGAAGCACCCCGTTGGCAAGTGTCAAGAGATCTGCATCTCCTGCGGTTCCAATGACACCATTAGTGTCGAGTGTAAGACCGCGACCAGCGAGTCCGGTAGAACCAGAAACAGCGCCACCGGCTGCGCCGATGTTTCCACCAGTTGCCGACAAACCAGTGCTAACCTGAGCCCCACCAGCGATGACAAGCGAGCCATTGTTAAGGGTCAAGAGATCTGTGTCTCCAGCAGTACCAATAACACCACCTGTGTCAATGCGAAGTCCTCGACCATCAAGTCTTTGAGAACCAGAAACAACACCTGCAACACTAACTTTATTAGCGTCGAGTTGCACAAGGTCAGCATCAGCACTTGTACCAAGCTTTCCACCTTCATCAATTGTTACTCCACGACCAGCGAGTCCGGTAGAACCAGAAACAGCGCCAGCGGCTGCGGCGATGTTTCCACCAGTTGCCGACAAGCCATTGCTAACTTGGGCAGCACCAGCAACAACAAGTTGATCATTGTTAAGTGTCAGGAGGTCTGTGTCTCCTGCGGTTCCAATAACACCACCTGTATCGATACGAAGACCGAATGCGTCAACTCGTGCCGAAGCAGAAACCGTAAGGGGTTGAATCTCACCAGCAACAACAAGCGATGCGTTATTAAGTGTCAAGAGATCGGTATCTCCTGCGGTACCAATTGTTCCACCTGTGTCAACACGAAGACCGAATGCATCCACGCGGGCGGAAGCAGAAACCGTAAGGGGTTGAATCTCACCAGCAACAACGAGCGATGCGTTATTGAGAGTCAAGAGATCGTTGTCTCCTGCGGTTCCGATAACACCACCTGTGTCTACGCGGAGTCCGAAAGCGTCAACTCGTGCCGAAGCAGAAACTGTGAGGGGTTGAAGCTCACCAGCAACAACAACCGAAGCGTTGTTAAGAGTTAAGAGGTCGGTGTCTCCAGCAGTGCCAATTGTTCCGCCTGTGTCAATACGAAGACCGAAGCCGTCGATGCGAGCAGATGCAGAATGCACACCTGCAACACTAACTTTTTGAGCAGTAAGTGTTAAGAGGTCAGTGTCAGTTGAAATACCAACTTTACCACCAACGTCGAGTTTTAAATCACGACCAGAAATAATTTCTGAACCAGAAATGGTTGTCACGTTGCCAAGAGCACGAGAAGAGTCAAGGATGGTGTTACCATCATGTTTTAACTCGAATTCTCCAGAGCCATCATCTTTGATGTCAATGGAACCCTCTTGATCTAACGCGCCAGAAAGGATTGCCTGACCATGTTGAAATTTATAAGCCATATTTTGTTTATCTCCTATAGTTAAAATATGTGGACGCGGATATCCAACTAAAGAGACGCTTTTATAAAAAAGCGACTCAATAAATGAGCATCCCATCCACCCATATATAGGAGACAGATTTGAAGAGTGAATATTTTTTGTATCTTCTGTGAAAAAATTAGAAGATATAAAATTTAGTCAAACCATCTGTATAAATCTGGACTGAAGCATATGGCGACTCTAACCTAATCGAAGCCTGACCATCGATTGTCTGCCCGCCTTGTGATGGAGAAATAATAATGTTGTTTGTATGGGCAGCGCCGCCCTCATCTTTAAAGACCCAAGTCTGCCCTTCTGTTGCGCTTGCGGCGTTTGGAAGCGAGAAAGTAATAACGCCCCCACTGGAATCTGCTGCTATAAAATAATCAGAAGTTGTTACTGAATAATTGCCCGTCTTGGGTTGGCGTTTATGGACCAAACCACCACTTAATTCAGTGACACCTCTTACATTTAAGGTTTGAGTTGGCGCGTCATCTGTGCCAATATTAACACTACTAGTTGTAAAAGCCTGAGTTCCGTTAACTTCGGTAAAAATACCACCACCGGCACCGCCGCCGCCACCGCCGTGGTCGTGACTGGCGGTATATGCATCAAATGACGCGGTTGTCGTAAATGTTGCCTCTAAGGATTTAACATATCCTCTTGGAATTTGACTTTTATAGCCATTGAATCCCACTATCCGACACCCAACGAGCCGGACCAGTTATGCTCTAATTGATTCTTATGAATTCCAGTCATGCCAGCGTGAACAGAGGCAGACGCTGAAACGGCTGTGTGAGCCATCAGATAAAGACGACTTACTTTGTAATCTGCTGAAAAACTCTCATCGTTAAAGAGCACGATATAGTTGGTGCCTTTTACACCATTCTCTGAGAAACCAAGACGAAGCGGGGCGTCTGCTAAATCAACCGAGACTTCATTCTTTACAATAATAAATTTTGACACTCGATCAAAATCAATCTGTAGTACAACTGGATCGCTGGCGAAGTCAGGTCCAGGGTTGATATCAAGCGAAGCTGTAGCGTAAGGACTCGAACTAACTTGGAACGAGCCTACATTGTGTAATCCCGACTGATATGAATTAAACGTTGCCATTATTATTCCTTGGTGTTTTGCTGCTCTTTGATTGACAGCATTTTATCGTAAGCCTCTCGTTTAGCATCAGAAAGCTTGCCGAGGTAGTCATTCCTTCTCAGCACTTTGAAAGCGAGGTTTTCAACAGAGTATGCACCAACTGTTTCTAATCCTGTTTTTCTCATTTTACGAATCTTTTCTCTTAGTTTATCTGCATATTTCTCGGCTTCTTCGTACTTGCCCTCGTCAAGAAGCGGCTGGAGGCGATCAATCTGGTCCATTAAGCCTGCTGCTTTTTTCTTTATGTTGTCCTTGTCAAAGTCTTGCTTGTCAAGGGTAGGCTTTTTAATCCAGTCATCATTAAGCACTGAATAGAGACCTTGTGCTTCATGGGGATCATTGATATCTTGCACATAAATCTCAACTTCGTAGCCCTTAATAAGAATATCGTGAAGACGATTCCAGATAGACTTCATGGCGTTAAAGTATTCTCGCACCAAATCAACCTTGTCATCGACATTGGAAAAATCAACAAGAATATGGAGGTCTACATCTGAAAACTGAGAGTAGTTGTGAGCAGCCAGTGAGCCGGTGAAAGTAATATCATCATATTCAGCGTCACCGACTTCAAGAGAGTCCCAGAAATCATTAGCAATTGCCATTAGTTTAACACGAATCTCGGGATCTAATCTATCGTCCTCTTGATTCCAAAAGTCTTGGTTGAGTTCATCGTGAAACTCAAAACTTGACAGATCCACGGACTCAGGATCGTTGTCTTCGTTTATAAAATTTTTAAAGCCCTTAACGAGAATTTCAGAGTTCAAATTTGCTTTATCTGACTCTCCGAAAGTTTCTCTCCATTTGTTGTATAGTTTCATGTTAATAAATAGTTTTATATTCGGGAATCTGCTACAATCTTATTCATCCAAGCATACATATCGACGAAGTTCACAACACCAAATCCATCTTCAATCATCATTGCCTTTACATTTGTTTTGGCAAATTCTGGTTTAAAGTTGCCAAGTGCATAATTGATCTTTTGTCTACCCTGTACACTAACTGAGGGTATGTAAAGCTGCATGAGCCTGTAATTCTCTTCCACCACTGCTCGTTTTTCAAGTACATTCGTGTATGCCTTGACTTTACCTGCATGTTCTTTGGAATACTTCATTAATGTGTCAATGTCGTATGAGACATCTTCAGCTAAGAACGGAAAACGCTTTGAGATTGTCGGGAGCCCGACACCTCCAACGCCTGGAAGATTGTCTGACTTGTCTCCTGCGATGGCTCTGGCAAGGGCAAAGTTTTTTGGATGAATGCCATGTTGTTCCACAAGCCCCGTCTGGTTGATGATTTGCTTCTGGATGGGTCGAAAGACAATGGTTTCACCGTCACACAACTGAAAGAAATCTTTGTCTGATGAGACAATAACTTTTTGCCATCCAGCAAAGCTTGGGTGCTGTACGACAACACTAATAATATCGTCTGCCTCAACAGCGGGTAGCATCAACTGGACAATCGGCAGTTCGTTAAGATACTCAACGAGGCGTGTCTGTTGCCAGATCTTATTAGAAATCTCTTCGTTTTCAGTTAGGTTGCGAATATCGCGGTTCAAGCGAATAGGCTTGCGACCTTCTTTGTAGCCCTTATTTTGTGACTTTCGTCTTTGGCTGCCACCTTCACCATCCCAACAGATGACAACTTGGTCAGGTTTTGTTTCCCTGATAAGCTTCTGGAGAGACTGGAGGAAACCTTTAAGTCCTCCAATGGGTTGTCCGTTTGTAGATAAACTTGGGTTCACGATGTAGTTTCGGAACATCAAGTTGAGAGCGTCAATTACTAATAGTCGTTTCATAATATAGATGGTGCTTGAGGCGGGAATCGAACCCGCATGCCAATACTGGCGAGGGATTTTAAGTCCCTTGTGTCTACCAATTCCACCACTCAAGCTTAATAATAATATACCATTACTTGGTGGCGTTGTCAAGGGTTATTTTAAATAAAAAAATGCCCCCAACTTGTTTTCTGTGGGGGCATTTTGATTATCGTCGGTGTTGACGGCGACGATGACGAGTTTGCCTGGGTGGAGGCACTGGTCGCTTACGTCCCTTAATCCAACGAACATGCGTGCGAGGATTACGATTCAGCATGTGGCGATCAATATGCTGAATACTCCAAGATCCACGTACCCAAACACCATTAGCTCGATAATAGCCTGGTGTCCAAACCCAAGCTTTAACTTGGTGAGCGGGTACACGAACGTGCGTTTGTTGTGGTGGATGTGCGTGTGCGGCGCATCCAGAAAGAAAAGCTCCAAAGAGAGCAGCGGTAATAAGTGATTTCATTGTTTTAACTCCTGTTCTATAGACGTATAACTAGTTTTATTATTCATCATTTTCTTCATAAAAATCTGCTGCGTTTCCTACGCGCTTGTCAAACTTATAAATAACTTCCTCGTCCATAATCTCATGGACCCTTGACCGGAATTCTTCTTCTGCCATTCGGTCAGTCCACTTCGCTGCTTGAAACTTCGCACCCAAGGCGTTCCCAGAGGAATCCAAGAGAGTATACCAGGCACCTGTGCGAACCAAATTGGATGAGCCAGCGATTGCATCAAACAAGCTTTCATCATCCTGAATGCCAATCTCATCTCCCCAAAGGATTCGGAAGTTACATTGCCGACCTTGAGTACCAAAGCGAGATTTCTCCAACTTTACCTTAACCTCTGAACCGATGCGGAAGCCCTTATCGTCAGTAACAAAAGATGCCTTGGCTTTTCGCCCAGTCAGCCAGATGCGAAGCGAGTACGCATAAATCATAGCCTTTCCGCCTGGTGTGACATAAGGGGTCGTCATAGCCTCAGAGGGTGAACGAGTGATGTTTGACTTCAACTGGTTCAACACTAAGAAAGTAGACTGCGAGTTAGCAATGGGTACAGTCAACTTGGACATGCCCTTTGCAAGAATACGAGCCTTTACAGCCATGGAGGACTGGGGATTAAAATCGCCCTCAATGTCTGAAATAGCAGGTGTGAGTGCAAGCGAGTCCCAAATAAACAACATACGATTATCATTGTTCGCAAGTAGGTCTTCAATAGTCTCCAAAACAAACTCAACAGAGGCAGCCTGAACATAGAGAAGGCTACTTAAATCACATCCTGCTTTCTCAAGAAAACCAGGATCAATTGCTGACTCTGAATCAAAATAAATAACATCCATTCCCATCTTTTGTGCATTCGCAGCGACCTGGGCTGCCATATAGGACTTGCCTGTTGCTTCAAGACCTGCAATCTCAACAACTTTGCCAACGGGGATGCCAGAAAGTTTACCACGACAAATAATCGAGTCCAACCAGCGAGAGCCAGTTGGAATCCACTCTTTAACCTCGGTGGGGTTTTGTTCAGTCAAGTCGTGAGCGACATTCAGACCAGCCCTTTTATTAATAAGGGCACGCATATCAGATAAGTTTAATTTACCAGCTTTTGTATTTTTAGCTTTCGCCATTCTCATTTAATCTCCAAAATAAAAGTGTGAGGCACCTGATAACCCTGTGCCTCCCTGTGGGCGCGGGGATTACGCTCCCATGAGTTCGTTGAAGGCAGCGTCAACAGAGGACACTGTGTCAGTGGAGGGAGGAGGGGTTGTGGTTGAACCAGTCCCCTCGTTGGTGCCTTCTTCACCAAGCAGGTATGCGTCTAACATAGCGCCTACTTCTGCTGGCGTTTTACGCTCAAAGAGCGTGTCGAATTCTGGAATACTTTCAAGAAATTCCGCGCATCGTTCGTCACCACCAACTGCCTCATCACAGAGGACAGAAGAGCGACGACGTGGAGTAAGCTTCGTTTGTGGGAAACTTGCTCCGGGTGGCTTACCATAATGAAGAACAAGATCAGTTCCTGTGTCAGTATCGGTAATATCTCCATATTCTGGATTAAGGACAAGGTTGAGCAATTGCTCATATACTTGTTTTCCATAACCCCAAATACGAACACCCTTATCTTCCTCACCTCGTACAAGTACGGGTGAGAAAAATCTTTGACGTGCCATAAGCGACTTCGCCATTTTAATACTTTCTTCGGTGCCCTCGTTAAAAAGCTTCCGAACAAAGTCGTTCAGTGGATCCTCTTCGCCAAAGTTCTTCTTTGGACTGAGGAAGCCTGGGTTGTTTCCTACGTTGTAGTGAAACCAGAAATCCTTAAAGGGATCGCCGTCAGCGGTAGGAACAATACGAATAGTCTGTTCGCCATCTTGTGGACGCCAGAATGTATCGCGGTTGCCGCCGCCTTTTCCTTGTAGTGCAGCCCTGCGCTGCTTCATTTTATCTAAATCAATTCCCATTGTCTTTTCTCCTTGTAGTTGTGACTGGTTGGTCTAGAGTCAAAGCGATAACTCTCTCGCTTTGCTATTATAGATTGTAACATAGTTTTATTCTTCTGTCAAAGAATTTTCAAAATAATCTGGATCTATTGGAACTGTGACAACAAATCCTGCTGCCAGTTCACATTGGCATCCGTCACCATCGAGTGCAATAAAGTCTCCAATAAAAATAGCGCAAGTGACTTCACATCGCCCAACTTTTTTTCCAAGTTCAATTCCGTTTTTATGAACCTGCATTGCTGCAAAGGTGCCAATTAGAGAAAGGGCAAGCAATGTAGCCATTCTTTTCCAGCGGTCTTTTAAAAAATTTAGTGCGGTTTTCATATAATTCTTAATTGTTCGTTAACTCAGTGTTTGCCACCAAGTACCCGTAGTTTTGTTCATAAGAGGTAGAGTAAACTTGGAACCCTGCTCGAACGTCTTTGCCAATGTTCTTGTTGATATTGTCAGTTAGTGTTCGCAAAAGTTTTCCGTCTGTCTCTAATGCTTTTGAGTTGATAGCATAATAATAACACTTCTCTCGAACATTGTCAAGAGAAAAAAATAACTTTTCTTTGCCCTCGTCCACATTTACAATACCGAATGTTGAAATGCGTGTTGTATCTGCCTTATCAAATGGGGTCGCATGGATCGCTTTCTGGTGATCGTAGACATTAACCATGTGAATAGTGGAGACAATCAGTTCATTTAGCTTATCATAGTAGCCAATAATCGGGACATCGCCCAGGACTTCTTCTACTTTTTTGTTATCTACAAGAAAAATACGATTGAACACACCGGAACGAGTATACTCTTGTAAAACATTTCTTACTACTCGCTCTTGGAGGATGTTCGTGTGTCCCAAGAATTCCATATCTGGCTTGATATAAAGAATATTAACTTTCTTTCCTCGGAGGTTCTTTAAAATTTGAAGTGTGGCACCGGAGATCATGCCAGAGCCAGACAATACAAATAGGACATTATCTGTGGTTCTGCCAAAGAATGTCTTCATCGAGCGGACGGCTTTCTCGTATTTCTCGGGGCTGTCTTGTTTTTTTAGCAAATGGCAGTTCTTGCTTTTAGGATCAAGACCTTCGGAGTCAATCTTAAAGGTCTTATATTGAGGATATTGTGCAAACTTGTCTGCAATAGCACAACCAGCTTTTCCAAGCCCGATTACTGTGTCCATTCAATCCTCCTCATATCCCCATATGACTTGCCCGCACTTAAGTTAACCTGAAACTTTCCAAAAGGAGTTTGAGAAAACATCTCTAACAACTCTTGGACACATTCACGCTCAGTATCGTCAAAGTCTATAACTATACTATCATGAAGTGTGAAAGAAATAAAAGAATTTTTATTTTTTAGTTTCTCTGCAATTTTAAATGCTCTGGACAACACAATGTCACTGGTTGTACTCTGTATTAAATAGTTTAATGCGTGGTGTTTGTCCGCACTGATTACACGATCCATCGGAGTAATGACAACTTGCCCATTCCAATATTTTCTTAAGATGCCCTCGCGATCATAAAAGCGGCGCGGTGCATAATCTTTTGATTGAGGATTGTAAAGCCAAGAGAAGATGCGCTTCTTTGCTTCATCTCTTGTTCCGTTTCCACGATATATGTTATTTAAGTTCCAGATGTGAAGATCCTCAGTGGGTTGCTGCTTACCGCCGAGCCCAAGCAGAACACGAAGTTCCGCTGCATTGTAATCAAGCTCCACGAAGTAATCGTTTGTCGGTTTGATAATAGAGCGATATTCGCTGTCAAGCGTGAGGATTGGAAAGTAACTCTTATAAGTCGTCATGCGTCCAGTCTTCGTGCCCCACATATTGTAGTTGATGTGCGGTTTGGTGTATTTGGACTTCTTAAGGAAGTTGCGTACCTTTAGTTGATGGCTGTCGCGGGCGATCTCCGAGTAATCAACATTTAACTTTTGTTGGCTGATGTCATAAGTCAACTCCGCCAAAGAACGGAGGAAGTCATAGTTCGCAGGTTTGGTGTGTGTCTTAACAATGTGATCTGTAATTTTATTCTTGACCTCGCAGTATTCTAACAAAAATCGTTGAGGAACAAGGTCAAAGAAGCAATTGATATCCAAGCTTATTTTGGCAGTGGAAAATGACTTATAGAAAGCGTTCAGGCGGGTGCTAATGGTGTCCCAGCGGTGTCTAAGAAAATCAGGGCAAACTTCATTTAAGGATTTGCCGCCGACGAATAGAGAGGCAATGAGAGCGTCTTTTTGTGAAAAAGCAGGATTGTAGTTCCAAGTCGCAGATACAGCGTCGAAGTCAAACTCCTCGCAGTCATAGATTAGTTTGCCGTCGTGGTATATACCGACACAGTGTTTTTTATCGTCTAAGGTTTGGACTAACAAGTATCACTCTTAGTATCCACCGCCACCGCTGGATGAGCCGCCGGATGGTGTGTTGGTTGTCGATGGACCTATTGTATCAGAGGATGTCGCTGATGTCAATAGGGTGCTTTTTTGGAGCGTGGTTGAATGTTTTCCGTCGATTGGAAAACGCAAGACTTTAAATACACCATTAATATAACTCTTTGCTGCGTCAATGCCAAGTGTTTTATGCAAATCTTGTGAATTTTTTACAACTTTTTTTATTTTGTTTGTGTCTAAGGGATTATCCATCTCGTAATTGATTAGTCGTGGATAATACGAAATCCAATATGCATCGTTGTAAATGGTTTCTAATTGTTGTGGTGTTATTGCTTCGCGTCTAATCACCTCTTTCAAAGTTCTTTGGCAAACAACCTTAGATGATGAAGTCGGCACCTTTTTACCAGACACTGTTCTTGTCTCAAGAGAATATTTTTGAGCACTAACTTTTCCAGCCTTTATGACTTTCTGTTTTACGGGATAGTCACTGGCGTAATTGTTATAAAACTGAGTCATGTAAACCTTGATTAGATCATAGTCATAATCTTTTGCCTTATAATAACACTTATCGAACAAGTTGTCAATTGTTAATTCATATTTGTTCATATATTCTTGCATCGCTGGGGATCCAATATCCGCAATAATTCTACTTGGGTAGTTTATATCTACCATAAATCCAAACTTCTTTAAAGACTTTAGATAAAAATCATAATTCTGGCTGGTGAAAAAAGCTGCTGCTAGTTGACTTGTTTTTCTACTATTGTTTTGCGGAGCTAATTCAATTACAAGACCAGTTGTGGAAATTGGAGCAGCCGATGAGGCGATAAACGAGGAGCGAGAGAGGTTTACATTTTTTCCTGTTTTAGAAAAAAGAAGGTCAATCGCGCTCATAAAATCATCAAAATTATCTGGGGCAGCTTTTCCGAGCCTATCTTGTCTTTGTAAATAAGAGTTTATAACAATAGAATATAGTCCTTTAATATTTTGTGCATATAGTTCATGAATACTTTGCCAACCCTTAATCGGGTTGATTATTTCTCGCAACACATCATCTCTCACAATACCTGAATTGATTGCCTTAAGGTAATACTTTCTAAAATCATTAAAGGCATCCGTGACAAAGTTTAAAGCGTATAACACCTTTTGCCCCCTTGTGGGCAGCGTAGCCAAGTATTTTTCCGACAGATATACAATATCTCCGTTTGAATTTACCTTTCCATAATAATAATTATCAGTGATTGACATATAATTATTACAAGAGGAGCGTCTTGAAATGTAATTAAGGTATGCACCCCTTGATTCAAAAGACTTCAAACTCGAACGAAAACGATCCATGCTTACTTATTTTCCTCTTTGTTTCTGAGAATTGCACTCGCATAGTTATTTGAAAGATCTTTTAACTTTTGTAGATCAGTAGTATCATCGAGGTTTATTGCTTTGGAATACCTTGCCAAATAAGAAGTTTGACACTTACCCGGTCTTGGATCTGGATTTGGTTTATATGCCAACTCATCACCAAAAGACTTCCATTGTGTAGAAATACTGGTTTGCCAATCAAACTTTCCAGCAAAATATAGACTATGTGTTGTGCGTATAACTATAAAATAACCTCCTAAGCCCAATTGTCGTGCAAAAGAGTTTGTATCATCAGTGTATCCCAAATCAACAGCACCAGGCTCTACATATAGGAGTGTCCCTGGTTTGAAAAAATTATTTCCCTCAAGCTCTATTTGAGCATTGTATTTTTCCCTAAGAAGAGATGTGCCAGTAAAATCCTCGCCTTCAAACAACCTTGCCTCACGGAGACCTGGCATGTCTTCTCTAGAAAAGTTTATTCTTCTAAGCGCACCATTTCCGGCATCATTGATAATGATGTGTGGTATATTCTTGTCCCTGTCTCTACTACGTCGATTCCTCGACCCAGCAGGTAGCGGCAATTTGGGGGAAGGTGCTTGAGACAGAATTGATAACACTCTTGGATTCAAAAGTGTTTGGTCTTGACTATTAATGACTTTAATAATTTTGGATGTGTCAACCGCAGATTGTGACTTATCATTAGATTGTGGTGCGCCGGGTGCTTGAACAACTTGACCAAAAATACTTCCGCCACTGGGTGGCTTCTTGTTCACAAACACTTTGTTAACAACTAACTCTGGTGGCTTTTTGTTTGATGTTGTGGTTCTGTTGTAATTTACGGCGTCTGCGACCAGTCGTGACACCCAGCGCATCAACATGTTGATATAGTCTTTAAGAAAAAACGTTGTTCTTCCTGTACCGCCGATGTGGGTTGCAAACCATTTTTTATATTCTATCATAGAAATTGGAAGATCCGCCAGATTAACCGTTACTGTATCATTTGGATCGGCTGGGTTTTGATAGGTAATATCACCCATTATAATATCGCCGCCCAAGAGATCATTTAACTTTTTAAATACATCGGTTGGTGGTGTAGTGTTCCAATAGAAAGGTTCAATAAAACAAGTTTTAGCCACCTCATCAATATTTGTACCTGCGTGTTTAAAATTATTGGATCTATTAAATATTCTCTGTAGATTACTGATGTCTTCACCAAGTCTATTATTGGCAGCGATAATTTCTAAAGCTGTCTCAATTATATCTCCAAAATATACGAATTCAATTTGCACCTCATTTCCTTTAATAAGGTTTGATGCTGAATCATTTGTAAGATCTGAAACATAGTCTTCGTCTGTTTTTGTTGATAAATTCTCAACATTTCGTTTAAGTTCTGATTGAGGATAATCATTATCCGTAGCACCGGGCAAGTCAGACTCGCTAAAAAAATACAAATCTCCAAAGTTTTGGACATACGGTTTAGGGTTAGAGTCACTTATAGGAGACAAAAATGATGATACATAGTTTAAAATATGATCTTTCCTTGCGTGATGCAGATAAACACGAGACTTTAACATCTGAGAGCCTGTTCCAGCGGTGCCTCGCGCTGCAATGTCGTCAAAGTTTATCGGCAAATCATCGCTTTCTGCATTTGCGTGCATTAGTGCGGCTCCATATAACCCATTGAGTAATAAGTTTCTTTTTATTTGATTTAATTTATCTATAGCATTTTCAATCTGTCCAATGGCACCTGACTTTGCCTCGCCTGAAGTAAGGTCGGCTGTCTTCACCTCGTCGTCGATGTTACCGATGTCGTAGGTATTCGCTCCATCTTGAATGTTTAGCATCTTTGCCTGATCCTCGAACATGCCACTCAAGCTTGCAAACGGGTCGATAACCATTGACCGAACGTTGTTCGAGAATCTTGTTCTGGTCTCCTGGCGACCAGTTTGCGTATTGAAAAAAGTATCCGTCCCTGCGTCCTTGTGTGGCATCTTCTCAGATATTTTGCACCTTTGGTCGTTAAGCCGTAACTCGCTTTCTAAAAAACTTGGGTCAAATAACAGATCAGTTTTTCTTGTTGTTGTTGACATCGCTCCCGCTGCGACAAAATCAATTGAAAGCTGGACACCATCTTTGGCGTCGTATGAGATTTCATTCTGAACTAGATTGAGAAAAAAGACTTGTTTTTGTGCCTCGATTGTTTCATTGATTTTTGATTGAGCGTTTGCATCCAAGCCTAATTCCACCAGAACTTCTTGTTTAATTGCTTTATAACCAATCTCAACTTTTACCTTTGTGTTAAGATCATCATAAATATTTCCTGCTGAGTCCTCTTTAAACAAAGTATCTCTAAAATCAATACCGAATCTGGTGCCAAATCTCTGTAATTGTTGTTGTACGGCGTTGTAACTTGGGTTGGATTTGATTGTCTCCTGCTCTTCCAAATTCATCTTGATTAGATCAATCCAAGCAATACCGGCAGCAAGCTGTTTCTTTATAGCCTCTGGATAGTCTCCATCAAAATTTTTCCTAACATTTTGACTAGTTGCAACCTGTCTGTCAAAAAAGTGTCCGAGTCTTAGAGCCCGCAAAGCCACTTTAAAAGTAATGTTAGTATCAATCTCGGCAGGGTTACCGCCCAATCTAACGATCTCAATACTCTCAATGTTCACGCCTGGATTGCTAAACTGATTTGTTCCGTCTATTTGGCTAACCCCAGCGGAACGAACAAACCCTGAGTCAATCTTTCCTGTTTCCAGCCTTATATCTACCTCTTTGTCGCCCTCTACTATGGTTTTATAAAAATTTACATAAGGCACAAGAGAAGTTCGGACTACACCAGGCAGGGAATCCACAAAAGATATCTTATCTTTTTCAGTCAAGCTGTTTATAATAGATTGTTTAAGCCCAGTGCCACTGGTCTCCACTGCTTTTCTAATTACATAGTTTTGCGGGTTGTTCAATATAGCCAGTCCAGGGACATTGGCGACGGGCTCGCGAGTTCTGCCCGTAATTTCACCTAGCTTTTTAGCATTTGCTAAAAGATATGCTTGAATTTTATAATCTGCTAAAGTAAAGTCTGCCATTTTTCACCTACAAGTAATACAGTAATTGTTCAACTGGTGTCGGGACAAAAATCATATCACCTCTTTTTAAACTACCTTCTGTTGGTTTCTTATTGTATAAGGCGATAATCCACCAAAGCTCTGGACGACCATAATACTGGTTTGCTAATTTAAAATATCTGTCGCCCGTTTTCCAAACATGAGATATGGTTGTTATGTTATCAACCTTCCTCAAGTCTATGGTTTCAGCAGTAATATATTGCTGTATTCTCTCGACTCCTCTCTCTTCCAGTAAATCACTATAAAGTTCATTATCGTTTGAAAAAAGCAACCTGTTTCTGTATCTAAATTTATTTGTATAAGCCATAACTATAATTAGAGTTAAAATATAATTTATTCGATAAACACAATATCGCCGTATTCATTAATATAAAAATCTTTTACATATTCGGACTGGCGTCCATCCATTGGTCCACCTTTCGACTCAAATGTTTCGGAAGGGACTTCGCCGTCACTTGGTTCCTCTATTTCGAAAAGAGACTCGGATGCGGCATTGTTATCCTTTGTCATATATTGAAGAACGGGATAGGTCGGTCCTGTACCATGTGGCCAGTCTCTGTTTTCGTTTTCAGCCCACTTATAGGGCTCGCCTGGACGGCGTGGTCCACCGAAGCCAAGTGGATAGTCATGGAGAATTGTCACACTAATACTAACTTCAACTTCCTTTGGGTATACTTTGCCCAAATCATTGTGGCTAGTATACGAGGTTTCTGGTAAATCGGCACTTCCTTGGGCAAATAATCTATCCTTTAGTTCTCCTAATTTAGTTTCTCCGCTCTCGGTGCTCACAGGAGTGGAACTATATTCAAATATGCCTGCATCAAAGTTAGGAGTAAAAGAAAAGTCCGAGACATAAACATTTTCATTTCTAATCAAATTGCCGAAGTTAAGCCTAATGTCAAAAAGTGCTCCTTGGTAATTGTATATGGCAAATCCAAATGGTGTGGTTTCATAGTTCGTATAATACTTTCCATAAACAATGCGAGCTAGATTTTGACAGAATTCTAAATTTTCCTTAGAGTCGGCAACGTTTCTTGCTGGCAATTTAAAACTAAGTTCTATCTTTCTATTAGTTTGAGAATATCTATGTGTTTTGTTCAAAGCACCAAAGTTAGCATCGTGGGTTGACCATGCGGCTTCAAACGATTCATTATAGTTGGTTAAAAAAATAAATCTTGAAAACTCCTCTGATTTTTCAATAACACCCGTTTGGCTTTTATAAATTCGGGATACTTGTAATGGAAAATATTTTGTTCTGCCCGAAGAATTTACATTTGAAAATTGATAACTCATAATTATTTATAACTGGGGTATGTCGGAGGATATGGTTGTCTCCACGGCTCTTCAAGATCCTCACCCATAGCCTCAAGAATGGTGTCAATCTCATGTATACTGGTGGACTCTGGAATAAGTGCCTGTGCGCTAATACTGATTGTTAACAGAATTGGATATAACTCGCCTGGGGCTGGTGTTATAAATCCCTGTTCTGTGCCTAATTGATATGAAATATTTTTTATAAAACACTTTGTGCTATTTTTTGTTGATGAGTCTTTTAAAAAACTTAATCCCGAAATCTCAATATAAGAGCCCACAGCAGTTTTATCTCCATAGTCATACCGAGGATACATCATTTGAAGCAGTAAGTTTACACTTTGCTGATTATATCGTGCTTCATCAACAGATGAGTTTCCTATAACAAAACTAAATGAAATGTTTCTTGCTGTTCCATCTTGCTGAATCATTGGATCCATCTGGGATGTAAAAGTTTGCTCGTTTGTATCTGGGGTGTGAGTGTCGCTGAAATCTTGGATCGCAGCAGGAAAAGATACCGAGTGTCCTGTAGCTACATGTTTAAATGTAACAATATAGTTTTTACCCACTGCGTGGGCTCCAGCGGATCTGCCATCAGAATATATGCCACGATTTATTGCAGAGACAGACATATTGTTTACACCACACTATTTGCTGGTTTTGAACCAGGAGCACCAAAGTGCTTATTAACTGCACTTCCAAACGCTTGTTTATCCATTGTAACTTCCGAGGTCACCTTAATCGGACGATTGTTAAGGTTTCTAATTTCTTTGATGAGTTCTTTATTGTTCACCGATGATCTTTGAGCAACCATATTCGCCAAGTTGGTGGCTGCTGGTGTTTTCTCAACAGGAACAACAACCTCGCCACCATGGGCTGTGATTGGTACTGGACCTGTGCCAGCGATACCACCGCCTGTTGCAAACGCTTTCCTTGCAAGTTTATAACCCTCGTAAGCCATCATTGCTTGACCAAGACCTGGGACAAATCTTCCTCCGAGCTTTCCGAGGGTTCCTAGTCTTCCCAGCCCTGGTATGCGACCGAGCTTGTTCTTGAGCCCACCGAAGCCGCTTTTCATTTTACTAAAGAAGCCTTTTTTACCGCCACCGGGGAGTTTGCTTTTAAGCATGGAGCCGAAGTTGCCAAGTTTCTTTCCTATGGAAGTACCCATAAACTTATCTTTGGCTTTCTTCTTAAATTTACCGAGGAGACCGCCTCCGTCTCCGTCGTCGCCGCCTTTGCCTTTGCCGCGAAGCCTGATCATGAAGAAAGGATTCTTTTTAGAGCCATCTGCGCTACCGGGTTTTTTGCCAGTGAGTTTTTCCATAGCTTTATTTTTTAGTTTATTTAAACCCATACCGCCACCGACAACGGCACCGCCTGCGACGGCACTTCCAAACGCCCCGCCGAGTCCTGGTATCGATTTAATCCCCCGAACGGTGGACGCAAAGGCTCCAACTATAAGTTTAGCGAAATCCATCAAAGGTTGAATAGCAACTGCCAATTCGCGTGCAAGTGCTGCAAGCTCGGCTTTAAGATCCATTGTAGCTTTAAGATTCGCTTTTCTCTCTTCGGCTTGTTTTTTTTGCTCCTCAGTTATTTCTTCAGAAAGGAATAGTCCGCGTATTTCCTGTTCGTTAAGCCCACTTGCGTTAGCAATTGCTTTTCTTTGGAACACTGTTAATTCTTCAAAACTACCAACTGAGCCTAACAAACCTTGTCGCAGTTGTTCGATAACTGCGTCTGGTCCTTCTAACTGGGCTTCAAGCAGACCCATGGTGTCAAACATCTGTGTACCGAGAACAGCGTTTAGATTACCTGCTGCCTTAGCGGCTTCATCAAATGTGTCGAATCTTTCTGCGATACCAGCCAATTCGTTGACAGAGATTCCTGTTTCAAGTGCTCTTTCTTGAAGTTCTTTAAATGCTGGAACAACTTGATCTGCTGATAAAGATGCTAATTTAGGCAGAGACTTGTTGAGATTGCCGACTGCCTCACTAACAGATATTCCAAGCTCACCAGCAAGCACTCTCGTTTCTTCTGTGACTTGAGTAACCTGTTCGGCATTCATTCCGAATGTTCTTGTTAGGCTTTGGAACACACCCGTAGTAGTATTACCAGAGACTCCAAGACGCTCTAATTGTGCCACCTCATCGGCAAGCACATTCTGCACTTCAGTGCCCATTAAACCAAAACCAGACAGACCTTCTACAAGGCTCTGCAATGCGTCGGCTGAGTCTTCAACGGATACACCAAATTGTCGATTGCTTGCTTCAAGCTGCAAAATTTGCTTGTTAAAAGACTTGCCCATACCTGTTGCGCGGGCGAAGCCAGCCGTAGCTTCATCGTTGGCAATGAGCAGTTTTTTTGTATTTTTAAAAAGGGCTCCGGCTGCGGAGGCTGCAAAATCAAGATTATCGACATATTCAGCGATTGCCTCTACTTGGGCATCATATAATTCTTTCTGCTTCTCAGCATCGACCTCTAAAGCCTTATATGATTTTCTTAATTTAAAGAAAGAACCAACAAGAGTGTCAGAGCCATCAGTTATACCAGTCAGGCTGACAATGGTCTTATCTAAGTTGCTATTAAAATTATTGGCGGCTTGCTTGGCTTCTGTGAAGGCTTTTGATAGCTTGATGAAATTTTCAATTGTATCATCAAACTCTGCGTTAACGGCTGATAGGATATCTCCAAATTCAGAATATTCGACAAGAGACTCAGAGAGTTTGGAAAATTGATCAGCAAAATCACCAAAGCCAGACGCTTCGGCTTTCTTTGCTGCTAGTAGTATTTTATCTAAAAGTTTACCGGCGTCTTCAGCCATAATTAACTACCTCCTACGCAAATGGCCACGGAATTCCAGTAGCTTTTTCAAATTGTTGAAGGGCTCTATCTAAAGAAGACTTGCTTCTATAAGTCCTTTGGTCATTAAGCCCGTACTTCTTCATTGCTTTAAGATACCTTGCTTCATTACCCAAAGCAGCTTTAAACAACTCAACATCGTTTCTCTTGCCCCTTATTCTAACAGGGGGCATGCGACCTCGCCCAAACATTCCTTGGAGCATCAACTCGATTTGTCCACCAAATGCTGCAAGACCAGACTCGTTTAAAAGTCCCTCTTTTTTCATATTTAAATTAATTTCAATTTCAACCAAGTCGTTTGGTTCATTCATTGTAAAGACCTCCGAGTATACTTATCTCTTATAAATAGTTTCACACAAAAAGAAACGGGCATTTCTGCCCGTTTTTATTATTACCCTTTTCTTGAGGCTTCCTTGTAAGCCTTGTTTTCATCTTCAAAATGTTTTGATAATCTTCTAACAAACCAGTTGCGTAGTTTAACTGGGAGATTATAAGCCTCGATGAAACTCCAGCCTCCGTGCATTTTTAAGTAAAAGAACTGCTCATAGACAGATGTCATATACTCATCAGTTAGGCCAAAAAAACTCCGAAGTGAACGGCACCGCCATTTCGGTCGTCGTACCGCAAGACGTACATTCAAAGCTCTGTGTCATCTCAACATTGGGAGTAACCAACTGCACGCAGGCACGCAGGAAACGCGCATCTTGCGCTGGCATATTGTCAATGAAGTTGGCAATCTCTGAGGGTGTATTTACTCCGTTAATAGAAACAACAAGCTGTTTTAGCAAAGTTGTAGAAGAGGACTCTGGTAAATTTAATTTTCTGAGCCTGGAGGCTGCTTGTTCGATGAAATTCTCGTCTCCACCATTCAACAATCTAAACTCAGCAGTAAATTGAGTTTTAGGCATGGTCGCGGCGAATGTTCCCTCTGATGTTAGCGAAATATTTTCAGTATCATCATCAGGTTGAATACCATGAGTATGTGGAATTTGAGATAAATCGAAGGTATGATCGATGCTTGTGTTACAAGTAGGGCAAGTAACATTTACTTCATATTGCTCCCCATAACCGGAAATTCTTGCAGCGAGTGTTATAGCATTCTTATCACCAATAAGCAAACTGGTCGCGTCAATGTTTTTGTCAACGATAAGGTTTTCAATCAATCTGTCAATCGCTACGCCGTTCTTAAGCAAAGCAGGGGAAGTTAGAATATCCTCATCCTTTGCTGTCATGTATCTCATCTCAATCACTTCTTTACCGCAAAGGGGATGATCTGTGGAATAGAACTTGCCACGAGAAGGAAGTTCAACAAATTCTGTTGGAGTTATATACGAAAGCGAAGTTGGTGCTGCCGGGGTTGTTGGCGCTGTCGTTGCAGCAGTAGCATCCGTGGCAGCAGCAGTTCGCTGCTTATTTCTAGACATTTACACCTCTTTTAAAATAGTCTATGCACATTATAACGTATCTGTGCTTATATTTTAAATAGTTTTATTTAAAAAAAATCAGGAGCCACGCGCTTGGACATCGCCGCGCTGGTACTCTGCCCAATCGTATTGAACATCAATGGTAATATCAACCATGTCCTCGGACTCGTATGTATGATCGCCAAAGTCCACACTAGTTAAGAATGCGTTAAGGAACTGCCAGTTTCCAACAACGATAGTCTCAGGGGAACCTGGACGTGTTCCCATCTCTTTGATAACCAAGTTACCAAGAGCAGAGGAAGCTGATTCTTTAGTGATCGTGGAGCCAATAGCGGCTTTAACACTTGTGGGCTTCTCAATACCGATGCTTGAGAGGTACTCATAGAGAAGTGCGGCACCATTTGGGTTAACAGGATCAACCAAGGTTAAACTAATAGATTTCCACTCCACTCTTCCTGGGTAGTGGAAAGTGTGGTTAAAGAATTTATGAGGGTTTGATTCGACAGTATAAGACGGACGATCAACGGACTTTGCAAGGAATTGCAAGTTCTGTGCTCCGATTGTAAGTTCAATCAAATATCTAAATTGTCTTTTGGGCTCAAATTCTGGGTTTAACCAAAAATTGGATTTCTGAATTGGCATTATTTGTTAGTCTCCTGTTGTAGTATATAGTGCTTTATTTATTAATCCTCAAAACCTGCGCCGGTATTTGTGATAACAAAATCAAGAGCAATGTATTCAATCGCTCGTGCAGGCTTCAGGAAGATCTTGGCGTACATGATGTTTCTATCAATCAACTCTGGAGTCGTGGTGGACTCGTCGAGAATGACGCGGTAGTCGGTCAAGCCAAGGCGGGACTGGACACTTCGGAGGAAAGGATCAACCTTTGATAAGAAGCGGTTCCAAGTTGCTGGGACGTTCTGGTCAAACAAGATTGTCGCAGCGATTCGAGAAATTTCTTTCTTTACAAAAATCATGAGACGACGAACATTGATTCGGTCAAGCGCGGAAGGGGTAACCTGAAGGGTTTTTTGACCGAAGATTACAATACCCTCTGCTGGGAATGTGGCAATCGGATTAATGTTTGCCTCATAGAGATCATCACGTTCCTTGGAGTTCAAGCGAGCGCGAGTTTGAATGACCGGGATACCAGCAGAGCCCTCTGTCAAACCGCCGCGTGTAAATCCGGCTGGAGCAAACCAAAGTTCTGAATTTCTCTGTGCGCTTGAGAATGTTCCAAGAGCAACAACTGAAGGCGGTACGAATACGAGCGAGTCGCTGATTGTGTCTTGGATTTGGACCCAAGGATAGTAACAAGCACCATAACTGCTGTTAAGCTGTCTCGCTCTTAAGTTAGAGACTGCGGTTGCCACGGTGCCAGCGTTAGTTTGCTGATCACTTGTGTTCTCAGTTTGTGGCACATATCCACTATCAATGTCAATAAGACCAAGTGCATCACCTCTTTTCTCACAGATCTCAAGAACCTTGGCAGTCAAGGCAGAGTTATAGATACCGGGAACCGTCAAGAGGTTCATTTCACAAGACTCTGGATCTGCAATTGTATCAAGAGCGCGTCTCACACTATAATAAGCGTAGTTTGTTGTGTCGGCTCCGCCTGCAAGGTCGGTATTGTTAAATGGCTCTTTTTCTCTTATATCGAGCCCATCAAATCCACCAACGAGTGGAACAGTGAATCGGTTGTAACCCATATCGAGAACTTGTTCATAGGTTCCGCTGGTCGCTGTAAAAGATGTTCCTGCTACACGCGAGCCAGATGAATAAACTGCAACCTCACCAGCGGCTCCACCATTAGAGGACTTCAGGTCGTCAAGGGTAAAGATATAAGATCTTTCAGTTCCGGCTCCGACCGCAAAAGCATCTGCGGAATTTGGCAGTGCTCTAACAATATCAATGTAACTGCTTTCAAAACGATTATTACCATTTTGTGAAGTATCGACACCAAAATAAGCATCTGTTGGATCTGGTATATCCCCATCGGAAGCGCTGACTCTTAACGGAATTGCTGGATAATTTAATGTTCCAGTGAAATGACCATCGGTACTTGTGCCATCTTGGACAAACCAGAACGGGTTATGATTACCATGAAGGAATGGATGTGAGATGCCAGAGGCACCTGTAACATAAGTATCAGCAGGAGTGTCACTACCGGAGAGAACTGTTCCCCAGTTCTTGAATCGAACTGGACCGAAAGATCCGAACGGAAGAAGTCTTGCATCAGTGGCTGCGGCTTCAACATCTTCATTTACTTCAACGCGAATAATGGCTGAATTATTTTGATAGTTTCCGTATGTGCGATAACGACGTTGAGTGTCGTCCCACACGAGGTATTGATCACCAATAACTCTTCCAATATATTTTGGATGATTAGGGTTAAGGTTAACAGAAGTGAATCTTTCTAAGATTATTGGTGTATTGTCGCTATCTTTAACATCGCGAACTTCGACATTAAAAGAGCCATAAGGATCAAGCTCAGTTGTTGAAGCCTTAATCCCACTAATAGAAATCTTAACTCTTCTCTGTTGATCATCGCCAGAATCAAGTGTGTGAAATTTAAACAGCTTTGTCATGTTGTTGGCATCAAAGCCGGAGTAAGCAGACTGGAGATGTTGAGAGATAAACCAAGGAGTCTGTGCTGCTCGGAATCCAAAGCGGAAATTGGCAGCGTTGCTAGAGCCGCTGTCTAAACCAAGGATAATACCAAAAGTTTCTCCAGTGGTTATGTTGTCAGCCACTTCTCTTTCATAGGTTGGTCCAAGCCAGTAAACCTCTGCTTGTGCTGTTCTTGTAATATCACTGTTAATAAGTGTTGGATTTGTGTTAAACACTTTTCGGATATATTTTGAACTTGAACGATCAAAGTTGAATGATGTTTCGTGTAAAACTGTTTGGGTGGCTGGATCTGTAGCCGCTGACTTAATAAGGACTTTAAATTCCTTTGTTCCGGCACCTGTAACACCAGCAGCATTTAAGTCTTTCATTAAGACGGCAGAACCAGTTGCAATTGTAGTGCTGTTTCTAACTGTGCCAGAAAGCTCAATTGTGCCTTCATTAAGATACCAAACGGCTGCAAGAACACCAGTAACAGGTGTATCAAACGATGCAGATGGAAACATAAATAAACCATAAGCGCCGCCGTTGTTGGCTTTGTCAGCCATATTAGAACCAGAGGTTTCGAAACCTGCCTCACCTGCTCCACCATCAGCAACTTGTGAGCTTTGTCCACCAAGGAGACGAACGATGGTTGTAGCATTGCTGTTACGCAAGTAAGCTTGCGCTGCGTATGCAGCATAAGTTGGTGCGGTATAATTACCATCTCGCCATACATCGCCACCGGCTCCGCCAGGAATGGGGTTACCAAAAATTTCCACATACTCTGAAAAAGAATTAACTTTAACAGGGCGCATTCCTGGTCCTCGCTCTGTTCGTCCAATAACCACTGGACCGACCTCATCTGGGGTGGCGGGTAATTGGGAATCGTCGATTTCGTTGATGAAAATACCGGGTGAAATAAACTTAAAAGATTTAACTGACATTATGAAGTGTCTCCTTGTCGCTCTTCAATATCGTATGAATAAAAATATTCTGATTATCGTTAATAAATAGTTAATAAATTGACGAAAGTCCTAAATATAACTTTATGACCGATAAAAAGGAACATTGCCGCTGACATGAACATGTTCGGGCATATCTCCCAAGATTACATGCTCTCTTGGAATCTTTACTTCAACGGCGTTTTCTCTGCGTACAATCTTGGGGCGCTCTTCGTTTTTGTCGGCTCCAATGATATATCCAATAACTCTAAAACTAATTTCAGTCTCATAACCTCGGGCATCTTCGAGCAATGACGAAGCGTTATTATTTAGTGTGTAATCCGAGTCAATAAACACTTCAAAACGATGATTGTCCTTTTCAATTACAAAGTAATTTACAGCACCAGTCTTAGTCATGAAGGGTGTAATTATTTCGTTAATCTGTTGTTGGTATTCTGACATCACTGTTAATGTATAAGTAACCTCAAGATAAACTGGTATCGGAACCGTGATTGTTTCATAAACTACTTTTTCGTTCTTTCTTGGGAAGTTGTTCTGATTAGTGCCTATGCCATCTAAAACTAGTTTTTTTGAATCAGCATTTGCAAAGTTTGCTGTTTTGTCCTGCTTGATTGTTCTTGCAACAGTCATCGAGCCACCTTTATTATCAGGCGCATTCATTGTTGCTGCATAATAGGCACCACGCTTTGCAAGGTCTTTTGTAATACCTGTGCGCTCAATCGACATTATAGGGTAGATAAGCCACCCGTTAACATCGCGAAGTTCTCTATTATGTTTAATTTGAAAAGCACGTTCAGCGCCTGCCCAGATAAAAGGCACTTTTTTAAAACCTTTGTTTGTACTACAGAAGATGTTAAGCTCGTCGTCAATATATTCAAACAAGGCGCGGTCGATTGTCTCAATAGTTGATGGCTGAATCTCTAACTCTTTTAATGAAGCAAGTTCTTGTTTTTTTGGGTTGTCTGAGTAATCAGGTGGCATCGAATAGTCCCTCTCTTGAATAGTATGCTGTAGCTACGATTTCAAATGTATGATCAATCTGTCCAAACAATTGTCTTGCCCATTCAGTGCTTACAATCTCGTAATAATAATCGCCATATAAAACAAAGTCGCCCTCACGGACATAAAGGTCTTGATCTTCAATCAATCTTCTTTTGTGGAAATGT